AACTCCTTCCATGATGCCATTGACAAAAGCGTCAGGGGCAGAAGGATCTGCAACTATATCAGCTGCAGTTGCAAGCATGAAGTCTTCACCGACAACTTTATAGCCTTCGCTAGTGTCTTTAAGACTTCCCATTCCTCTTGATGATACTCCAAGAGTAACACCGTCATCTAATAATGACTGTGCAATCTTACCCATTGGTGTATTGAGGATCTGTGCTTTACCTACAAAATTAGTTCCTTCTTTATGAAGGTCTACAATTTTGTGTGATACTCTGTCAAGATTGACAGTAGGACCTTCGGGGTGTCCTAACTCACCAAGAGCACGACCTTTACCAACGAACGCTTCGTTATATCTAGTGACCTCTTTCTCAAGAGTTTCTACAGGATAAAAACGACCATTCCTGTTCTTAAGGTTTCCTTGTAAAAAGATACCCTCAATAAACATATTCTTCTTACCGTCTTTTTCTTCGATAAGAACCTTGGCGGTTTCGATTTCTTCTGTAATGAGTTTCATGTTAAGCCTCAGGTTTTTCTACTTCCTCATCATCAGGTGCATCTACTTCAGCAGTAGGTGCTTCAACTTCTGCTGTATCCTCAACAGAACTAGGTGTGCCAGGAGCTTCTGGCTCAGTCTCTACCTCTTCCTCATCTTGTAGGTAAGGATTAGGTCCACCGAACATATCGGCAGTTACAGCAGGCTTGACGAGATCAATGTTCTCAGCAGCTTTGTTGTACAAGATTTCTTTAATCTTATCATGCACGTCGGTTGCAGAACTTTCTTCGCCAGCAGCGATCATGTCAATTAAATCATTATCCATAAACTTTAATATAGAATTAGACTAGTAATATTTATATTTCTCCACCTTTGGGCATTTCTGGAGCCTCTGTTGCACCACCTTCTATGCCTGGATCTTGTGGCATTGCACCCATATTTGGATCTGGATTCATAGCACCGCCTGGCATTTGTTCTGGGTGAACTCCCATTTCAAGTTGTTGAACTTCCATAGGATCAGCAAGTTTACCAGAGTCAATCTCCTTCTTCATTTGCTTATCGATCTCGATGATCTCCTCATCCTTCTGTTTTAGAATTTTTCTCCTAACATAATCTAGAGAGAAGTACTTTCCAACATAAGGATCAACAGCTGCAACAACACCCAATCTTTCGTTGAGTAATTCAGTTTCTTTGAGTTCAGCAAAGTGATTATCATACATGAAATCATACTGAATATGATCTGATAATGTTTCCCAATCTTCTGGTGTAACAATGTTTTTCAGAATCAACTGAGTCTTCAACATATCGTTGAACAGATGAGAGAATCTTTTTCTCATTCTGCCAACAAACTTGGTGAACTTAATCTCGTCTCTTAGTATCTCAGATGATCTACCTAAGTTAAATCCTTCTCCTGATCCAGCGATACGAGATTCTGGAACTCCTAGTGAACGGTATAGTTTCTTTTGGAAGTACTCGATGTCGCTAAGTTCTCCAAGATTCTGTCCACCTGGCAACGTAGTGATTTCAGTACCTCTTCCACCTTCACGTCTTGGTAGCCAGAAGTCTTCGAGCATGGACATGTGTTTTCTGTCATCTCTTATTTCTCCTGTGGATGCGTCGTATACTAGTTTGTTTCTATAACGGTTCATCACCTCTTTGAGGTATTGTTCCGCTTTGATTTTCGGTAGATTACCTACATCAATGTAGAATATTCTACGTTCTGGCGCTCTTGACAATCTGTAGATAACGAGACTGTCTTCAATCATTCTCAGTTGATTGAGTGCCTTGATTGACTTATGTAAGTATGAAAGTATAGTTTGTTTATTTCTATCTACTAAACCTGAGTGGCAGAATGTGATGGCATCTGGTGCAATCTTTACTGGTCTTTGTTTAGTCGCAAAAGGAGTTTGACCAATAGCACCTAGAGCATTTTTACTCTGAGTTGCACTAGGGTCATACTGGTAATACTCTTCTATCTCAGGAGTTTCTACATCTGCTGGATTATTTGCATTGACTCTTTTGATTGCTCCTTGTAATGTAGGATCTGTCTTGAGTTTTCTAACTAATTTTATTTTAAGTGGGTCAATATATCTAACTTCCTTTAATCCTTCTTCTGGTTTTTTGATATCAATTACTTTATGATAGTAAATTCTACCATCAATATACCAGTTTCTCATAATTTCATGGCACTTCTTATCAAAGTCCATGACTTCTTTTATTGTTTTAAACTCTTCTCTAATTAATTCTTTAAGCTTCGCAGATGCTGGAAGATTCTCCAAATCGATTTCGACAGGAGAATCATTCTGATCCGAAACTATTGCTTCGTTTATTATATCTTCAATGGCAGAGTCCACTTCTGGATGTAATGCCATCTCACGATATCTTTTTATTAACTCAAACTCAGACTTGAATACACCATCAATATCTACATATTGCCCATAGAATCCACTCGAAACATAATAGTCCGAGGAATCCTCGTTCGTTTTAGGAACAGGAGAAACGACGGTTTTTGAATCATCGTCGTCTTTCTCTATTTTAAAACCAAATAATTTAGCCATTAACTCACTTCTACTGGGCTGTCCCAGTTATTTATCATTCTATTATAACACAAATTTTAGGTTATGTCTAATCTGATGTTGGAACTGTTCCTTCTGTGATGCCAAATAGTGACTTACCTTCTGGATCAAGAGCATCCCACCACTGAACCTGTAGATCAACTGTAAACTCTTCGATAGTATCAGGTTGATCATATGAAAGTTCAATAGCACTGATGTTAGTTGGGAATATTCCGTGGAACTTATATCCTTTAAGAACAGGAACCTTATCTCCAAAACCAGGCCCTTGGAGTTTTCCTGGCCCTGTATTATCGGCTTGTCCATTTCTACCTAACTGAAGCACGTATGCATCTGTCTGATAGTCATTTGGATTAGTTTCACCAGTTGCGTTCTGTAAATTGTTCATTCCGTTCATCCATCTTTCCATGGCATTACGGATCGCAAAATCAGTATCGTTGATGACTGTGACTGTCCAAACATCAAATGTTCTGTCTCCAGCAATCTTTAAGTTTCTTCCTCTAAAAGGAATATCAATTGGAGTTATGTTTGATGCAGGGAGGTTAGCAGCTTTGACTAAAAATCTAGCTTTATCATCAAAGTCGCTTACGTCTCCTTTAGTTCCTTCTGGGAACGTTAGAGAAACTTCAAACAAATTAGGACGAGCACCGCCGCCGACTAATTTAGATTTGAAGGAATCTATAGTCCTTTTGGCTATTTTTGGGTATTCGATTGACATTACTTAGTGTCCTCTTTCGTGTGTATTTAGTAAATTAAACAGATCCGACAACTTCATCGAAGCTGATACCTGTTCTAGTTGCAACAAAGGTTAGACCAATGAAGTTAATAGAACGTGCAGGCTTCACGAATATGTCTGCCTTAAAGGTATTTGCATCAATAACATCAGGTGTGTTATTAGTTTCGTCACAGATAAGAACGAACTCTGAGATACCTCTTTTTGCTTGTACATCACGAAGATATGGTTCAACAATGTTGACAAAGTTAGTTCTTGTCAAGTCATCGTTAAATTCAAATAACTGAGATCTTGATGCTCTCTCAATAACACCTTCGATTGTTAGGAACAAACGACGAACGTTAATCCTATCAAACGCTGATGGTACTTTCTGTGCAGTCTTGTCACCGAATAGTGAAATACCAGCGCCAGGTGAGAAGATTACAGGGTTGATTCTCTTAGGATAGAGTTGATCTCTTTGTCCCTGTGATGGGTTGTATGCAAGTTTAACTGCATTGTTGATAGTTCCTCTAGTTGCACCAGCTGGTGAGAACCAAGGGAATGAGTTGATGGATGTTCTTGCCATCAATCCAGCAATATCACCATTTAGAGGAATGTATCTAAATGTGTTATTGAATCTATCAAATGTATATTTGTAACCAGAGTCAAATACACCATATGAAGTTGACTGTAGACTATCATAGAATTGTATGATGTTTGAAGTCTGTTTGTCTGTGTCAGTTACACCAACAACTCCTTCTCTATAAGGTGAGATACATGCAATACAATCTTTACGAGTAGTTGCAATCTGGATA